GGAGAAGGGTTTTCACCCTTCTCTCATGTTTGTGCATTTATTTGCACGTCCGCTCACATTAACTATAATGTGTTCCGTCGTTTCTAGTTTAATAGTATTTGAAATAAGTTAATTCTTTTATTAACTTGTTCCTACATAGATATTGTACATTACCTTGTCAACTTCTATGTTTGGCTTAGTATCCTTTTATCAGTTGGGCACTAATCCCCCCTTCTGTTTCTTGTATACCCCTTTCATAGTTGTTCAACATCAGAATGTATTCATTCCCTTTGTTCGAACTATTAAATTCGTTATTCAAGTAACGACTTTTTTGTTTCTTTTAATTCTTGAAAACCCCTTCTTTATGTCGTATTCTACCACCTTGTTAGGTGGCTATATTTTTATATTTATACTTCATTTTTGAAGTATTTTTCATTCTACCATTCCTGTTACAGGAATGGCTATATTTTAAAAAAACAATAAAACCATAAAAATTTTCATTTCTACATTTACATTTAAATAGTATGGAGGAGGACTCTGAACCTCCACATGTTAGTTACTATTACATAATGTTTTTGAGCGTGTTAGCTCTTAACATTGCAGCAATGCAAATTCTAACACTGGACTTGATCCGTTCCTTTTTGATATACGAACTAAAACTGAGAAATCAACCCCCCCCCCCCAAAAACTAACTATGGCTACAATTAATGAAAATCGATTAAATGATGTCCGAGGTAACGCCCGGCAAAACCAACATTATACCGTCAATAACAATTATTTGAATTTTTTGAGTGTTTTTAACTCTCATGGAATTTTATATGATATGTTACAAGAGATTGACGAAGAAGATCTACATAAGTGTATTGTATTTCTTTGCAATGAGAATACCCCTTTGTGGGTTATTAAACAACTTTTAATTTCTCGTCAAGAGAATTCTAAAAGTTCCAACGTGGTTACTCCACCATTTGTTGAAGATTTCTGTGCTGATATCATAGAAATTATTAATTTCCCCACAATTACGTGGATACCTCAATGTGAGGAAACCTCTTCTTTAGACTATGGTCTATTTGAAGAAAACTCTGAAGATATGTATGGTGAATTTTTCCCCACACTATCGGAGGATCATGAACGCATTTGTCAATGTGGTATTGACATTTGTGATATTCATCACTCTAATCGTACAGCTGGTCTATTTGACCCTGAAGATTACAACGAAGATGGAGAATATGTACCAGAATTTCTCCAAAATCGTTTAGACACCCTTCCGTGCGATATCCAAATCTTGATTACAACGTATCTACCTTGTATTCAACTTAATTTGGAACCCATCTTTTGTCCTATTTACAAAAGTAATGCTCTCGCTACTTACGAGTCCATTAATGAGATTTATCTCAACAATGTTCATCATTCCGATTTACCCCATGATGAACTTTGGAAAATACGTAAAGGTCTTATGCAGCTTATGGCTGCAACAGATGAACCTTCAATGTTTAACCAACAAGATCATTCTATTGAGAAAATTCTTATTGATATGACATTCACCTCTTCAATGGTGAAAAGTTCTCTCAATTTAGAAATCAAAGCCTTTAAATTTCCTCAAAAAGAACTTAGTGTCCAAGCTGGATTCGAAGATATTTTTAATTACTTTAAAGATATCAACCAAGATAATGCTTTTGGTATCAATTATGCAGCTTATTCACTTGTTTCTCAAGTTGATTTGAAGTATGTTCTTAAACTTGTTGAAGATGTACTAATGTTTGCTCGCTTATCTACCGAGACTGTTGAGGGACTCAGTCGTTTCGATACGATTATGCGATCAGTTAACATTTTTCTTAAATTTCGATATCCAGAATCTACGTTCGAAATATATAAAAATCGCATACTTCCATATTTTGTAAATATCTGGAAAGGATTCACACCCCAATCCGGAGACTTTTTCGAGACCTCTCGTGGTTTCTTAAATTCATACAAAAATATGTGCGGAAGTGAAATTTCCGTAAAGATGTACAGATGTGTCATGTATTTGCTGAGTTTTTCTTTATTTGAAAAAATTGGTATTACAATGGATACAATGGGCTATACAAAATTAGAACAAGCAGCACTCCAAAAGAAGTTCTATAAAAGAAGTGATTTCTTCTATGTATTAGCCGATACCTTATTGTTTATCTTGGAAAGAGGATTTCAAGTTTACAAAACAGGCGATATTTCCACCATTTTTCATAGTGGTGGTACGTATAAAGATATTTACGATATGTGTCGAGAATTGAAGCGTAAAGAACCTTTACTCAATAATCCTGAAGAGCACGGATTCACAGAAAGTGAATTTCGTGGTCAATTGGATAAAACAATTGAAAAATTGGAGAGCGTTTCAAAACATTCTATTGGATTAGAGAAAAATGATGTAATAATCATACGAACTACTCTAAATGATATGTTGATCATGCGTGATGATCTTAATACTCATTCGGCTGCAAGACGAGATAGGAAAGCACCTTTTGGTTTACTTGTTTATGGAGATTCCGGAATCGGAAAAACCTCCATTACAAATATACTGTGCACTTATTTTGCCAAACATGAACACCTACCATTAGGTGATGAATTTCGCTATACGAAGAACCCCGCTGCGAAATTTTGGGATGGCTTCACTTCCTCTTGCCACACAATCATTTTGGATGATGTGGCTAATGAGAGTCCAGATTTGAAAGACCCAAAATCTTTGGATGAAGTAATTCAAGTTATCAATAATGCTTCTTTTTGTCCAGACCAGGCTGCTTTGGACAAAAAAAGGTAGAACACCTATGCGAGCGAAATTGGTTGTTGCTACAACGAATGTGAAAGATTTAAATACTTATCATTTATTCGCTCGACCATCTGCAGTTCAACGTCGATTTCCATTCATCATTACACCTACGGTTAAAGATGAATATAAAGATGAGCGTGGAATGTTAAATTCCGAAAATGTACCCGATTTAGGTCCTTATCCTGAGTTGTGGAATTTCAAAATCGAAGTGGTTAAACCCATTCCGGTTGATCAAGGTAAAAGACTTGCTAAGATAGAGATTCTGTACGAAAAATTAAGTCTGAAAGGCTTATTGTGTTGGTTGAATACAGCACTATTGAAATTCAACAAAGATCAAACGAAAGTTCGAGAAAGTATAGATGCCATGAAGGATGTTGAGTTATGTATGGTATGTTCTTTACCTGATGTACTGTGTGATTGTGAAGTTCAATGTGGAACTATTGCTTCAAATATCACTATCCTTTGCATTTTATATGTAATTTATCGCTGGCGTGATGTAGAGAGATTACGTCAACTTTACAATATACATTCGAAATATAAACAGTGCACTCAACTAATCAGATATTATTCTGAAGGTGCAGTAATGCGTTTATCCGATTCGAATTATTGGTTTGATATGGGTAATAGAGTTGCTCAACGTCTAAACCACCCGAAAATCTTGCTGACTTTAGTTGGTACGATCGGTGGAGCTTATGGTCTTTATAAGATTTTAAGTAAATGCGATCCACAGTCAGGGTCGGACGTTGGTTCTCGCCCAGTCGATGAATTGGAAAAATCTGAGAATGTTTGGTATAATAATGATATAGATTTATGTCCCGCAAATTTTTCGCGGGAAAGTTCTTCCTCCAAGAACATGGAATTTACTGAATTTTGTGCCAAAATATCTCCAAATGTGATTCATATTGCAACGACCTTGAAAAATGGTGCTGTAAAAAGATTTGGTAAAGCAGTGTGTCTGGGTGGGCACATATACTTAACTAATAATCACAATATTCCTGAGGTGGAGTGTTCTTATATGGATATTGTTCAAACTTCCCGAAAAGGAGTAGGTTCAAATATGCGGGTGGTTTTAACACCAGCCGATATTCATAGAGTTCCAGAGAAAGATCTTGCTTTTCTCATTTTGAGAGAATTACCACCAGGAAAAAAGATTGCTCAATTCTTTAAACTCGGCGATGCCAATGGTGTTTTTAATGGCACATATATCACTCGTGAGAAGGATGGTAGTGTGACATATAGAACTGTGAAGAATGTCAAAAAATCTATTGAGAAGAAATTGGTCTTCAAAAATTTGAACATCAATTCGAACACATCCTTGTGGGGAGGTTGTGTTACTGAAGCAACTAGTGAGGGAGATTGTGGTTCTCCCCTTGTTGTGCAAAGTTCATATGGTTACAGCATTGTAGGATTGCATTTTCTTGCTCGAACGACAGATTCAAGTAAGATTTTTGCAGCTGATGTTGATGGTGAATTTATCAATGGAGTCTATGACAAATTGTCTCAATATTCCACATCAAGTGGTGACTTTCACATGATCAATTCCAAGACAACCAACCGAAAAGTGGGTGATCTACATAAGAAATCCGTTTTCCGATATCTCCCTGAGGGTAACGCGCATGTGTATGGTTCATTCACAGATTTTCGTGGAAAGAGTGCTTCAAGAGTGCAAGAAACTCCTATGGCTCCTGTGTTGAAAACTCAAGGATATGAAGTAAAATTCACGAAACCAGAAATGAAATCATGGGTGCCTTGGCACATTGGTGCGGCTGATTTAGTCAAACCAATACATGAATTTGATACATCAATACTAAATGAGTGTGTTGAAAGTTATGTATCAAGTATCACAAGTAAGGTGCAAAGCAAGGAGATAAGTGAAATGATGATGGTTCTAGATGATTTCACTGCGATTAATGGCGCTAATGTAACTTACATTGACAAAATTAATCGAAATACTAGTGCGGGTAATCCTTGGAAGAAATCGAAGAAATATTTCATAAAGTCGATAATCCCACAACATGGTATGCAAGATCCTGTGGAAGTGGATGATGAAATCATGGATAGAGTATGCGAAATGATTGAAATCTACAAATCAGGTAAGTGTGTACATCCCAACTTTTGTGCACACTTAAAGGATGAGCCTGTATCCTTTAAAAAAGCAAAAATAGGTAAAACTCGTGTTTTCACGGGTGCTACGTTCGATTGGTCTATCGTTGTTCGAAAATACCTATTATCCTTCACACGCCTCTTACAGAATAACAGAATGGCGTTTGAAGCAGGTCCAGGGACTATAGCTCAGTCTCTGGAATGGCAAGAAATGTATGATTATATTGTCAAGCATGGTCTGGACCGTGTTGTAGCGGGAGATTACAAAGCTTATGACAAAAGTATGAGTCCGAAAGAAATTTTGGCCGCATTTGATGTGATCATACATATATGTCAACTTTCTGGAAATTATTCAGAAGAAGACATAACAGTAATACGTGGTATTGCTGAAGATACGGCATTTGCCGTGGTGGACTATAACGGTGATTTGGTTCAATTATTTGGATCAAACCCATCGGGAAACCCACTAACCGTAATCTTAAACAGCATTGTTAATTCATTGCGCATGAGATATGGTTACAGACTTTTGAATCCTGCTCAAACTGTCGTAGATTTTGACGATAAGGTGAGTCTAATGACATATGGGGATGATAATATAATGTCTGTACATCGTGATTGTGATTGGTTTAATCACACCACAATCGCTAACGTGTTCAGCAAGTTGGATATAACCTATACCATGGCGGACAA